GCTGCGATAGGATCCCTATTGCAAATAGGGGCTCCTACAAGGGCAGCTAGTGGAAATATGATATCTGCTTTTCTTAGTAGTGGATCAATATCACTTGGTTTACGAACATCTCCGCGTCTAACTTCAAGGCGCGTGTCATGCATTAGATGATTTAGAGATGATTGATTATTGTAGTATAAATTGTCAAGAACACAAACATTGTGATGACCAAGTTGTAGTAGCTTTTCTACAAAAATACTACCAATATATCCAGCACCGCCAGTGACTAAAATAGTACCCATAATAAACCTCACATTTCACAAGCTGTAATAATATCCTTCATTCTACTAGCATATGTATGCTTTTCTTTTACCTTCTTCATTTGATTTAAAATCAGATCTTTTGTCTTCGGATCATTTCTCATTTGCGATGCAACATGAAACAAATTATATGGATCTTCATGAAATGCTATTTCTTGATCAAAATAATCATAGACTGCGCGAGAATTTGTCATTCCAAGTTGGCCATAGCTAATTATCTTGAAAGCGCGACATGACTTATATCCATTATTCACATGAAACTTTGGACGAAGTTCAAGAGCAAGAAATGCATCAAGTGATAGCTTTTTAACTAAATCAATAGTTAAAACTTGCTGCCAAACATTATTGAATCTAAATTGCATGTTGTTTTCATTGCAAGCACGAATGAATGGCTCAAACTGGTCATGATTATCTTCGCGAATAGTACCGGAGAAAAACGCATGTTTTGGTTCTTGCCATGGAACTAATCTATCATCAAAATTGATCTCGTTTGGCATGAGATCTGTTGCCCACATGCTATAGAAATTATCGTATTCTTGACCTTTTTCAAGATGTGATACGCCATCATTTATTGGAGTATATTTCTTGGGTTCGTATTTGTATTCCCAGTATTTGTCAGACCAATCGTTTGCAAAACGAAAATCAATTATTCTTCCAACACGATCAAGATAATAATATGCACCTGGATTATCTGTTCCTTTCTTGTTTCCAAGATAGTTCATGATATATGTCGAAGACTTTCTTAGTGGCAATCTATGACTTGCTGGATGTGTCGTTGCAATCCAATGTTCGGATAAGATTATCGCATCATCAAAGAATGATGAATCAACATTGTCACGATCATCAAGCCAATAGACCTCTTCTCCAAGATACTGTGCGCCTTTCACGAATGCAGCATGTGTAAATGCATGTGTATGTCCGGTGTTATATTTTGCACCCCATACTATTATCTTTTTATGTTTTTTCATATTAACTCATTTGAAAAATTTTTCAATTTCTGAATGTTTTTGCATTAGTTTCTCACATATAGTTTATTGTACACAATTGCGTCAAACCAATTCAAAAAGTTATCATATATCATACATGATGGCGGAATATTGTGTTTAAATTTTGTTTGAGAAATTATATTATAATATAATTGATCATCATTGTCAATACGAATTATTTCATCAATCAAGTCTTTTATTGTGTTAAATTTACCTGCATTGATGAAACTATTTTCATTGAAATCTAAATCTACTGTTGCTGATCCCCAATAAATTGGAATAGAATTCACATAGAATCCATCCATGATTTTTTCAGTCACATATCCTGGATGTGGACTATTTTCAAATGAAAGAACAAACTTATAGCTTTTGATAAAATCAAGCTTTGCATCATAATCTGGACTAATAATTTGTCCAATATTGTTAAATAGAGGTCCGGCACTATCTACTTTTTTATATTTACACAATTCATGAAACACGGCGTTTCTTATGTTATTGCTTCCATTTCTATGAATGAAGACACAAAACTTGTCTTTTTCATATTTTAATTCGTGTGCTTTGAATATATGATTAAAATCAAATTTCTTGTAAAAGAAAGGAACTAATGCCCAGCCGGGAAGTCTATAATGCCATTGATTTGGATTATGATCAAATGTCATAGCATAATGACAATCGTAGTTTTCTGGTCTACGATTTTCTCCAGTATGGAATATCTTTATGCACTTATCTTTTGAATATTGAAGATTTCTTGTTCCAAAATTCTCATCACCAAAGAAAAGAAAATCTGGATTTTCATTATCAATAGTCAATTCATATCTTTGACTTAGAATAGTCTCATAGAATTCGGATGTGCAGACATCAGCAAATCCTATTTTTAGTGGCTTTTTTTGCATCACTTTACCCAATACCAAACGTTTACGTCAGTAAACTGAATTTGATTTGTGATCAAATTTTGCTCTCTAAATTCACGAACTGCCTGTTGTACTGACTGTAGATTTATGTCGTGTCCAGAAAATATTCCACCAGTTTTGACTTTACTATAATAGTTATTCAAGTCTTTCTTGACGCCTTCGTAAGAGTGATCACCATCAATGAACACGTAGTCAAACTGTTCATTGCTAAACTTGCTTACGCAATTATCTGACATATCCTTATAGAATACGATCTTGTCTTTATGCGGCTCAAAGTTCTTCATCGTAATTTCATAATGCAAATTCACATCTTCCTGAGTTACAGGACCAATCCAATCCATATATGGAAGATATGGATCAATGCAATGAATCTTATCTATTCTATTCGTCTGCTCAAGAAAATGAACGATATTTTCTCCCTTGCAGACTCCAATTTCAAGTCCAACAACATTTCTATTCAAACGAGTAGAAAGATCATTAATTACACTAACAAGACCTTTTGCAGTAATGAAATCGAATGGCCACTTTCCTTGCTCTTTATATTCAGCTATTGTAAGGGGCTGTTCTACTTTTTGAAATTGATTTGTTTTTGTGTTTATTTTGATGATATCACTCATGTCACTTCCCATACTTAAGATTGATTAAAGGTAAAAGACTAGGAACCCTATCGTACTGATGGACGATGCAATATTTTTGACCCTCATTGTTAAACACTTCACCATTCTCAATTATGGGTTCATGATCTGTTAGATACGGTCTATATTGATTTATCTTGCTTGGATCAGCAACTGTTCCTAACTGAGCTGCCCACGCCTGTTTAGCAGTTGTGAACATAGTGAAATTGGAATAGTTGTTCATTGATAGTAGTGCATTGTATGCTGCCTGATCTGGTCCACCACCACCAGGAATCGTGTGTGGCATATTTGCACATATCATGTAAATATTGAGAAATAGATCCTTGATTGTATCAATAGAACCTGCCATTACTCCAGCATTGTAGATTACATGATTCGACATATATTCATGAATGAAAGGAAAACTCAACTTCATATTGTTGTTTCCCCAAGTCTCATTTTTGTAACGAATGCCCTCAGTAGAAGCAATTATCTTTGTAAAAAACTGAGGTCCCATATGCCTGTTCAAGAATTCAGTAGGATTAGTCTGAAATACAACATCGCGAACATCAGTAGCAATAACGTATCTTACTTGATCTTCAATATCATTCAATACTTTCCAAGAATGATAGAAACGATCAACGACGATATTGAAATTTTCGCGATATGTAAATTTCTTGTTTGCGTCATCACGATTGAATGTGACTACAGTAAAGTTTCTTTTTGTCAGTTCATCAACAATATCAAATCCGACATTATATGCTATGACAAGCTTATGACCATCAAATCCTGAACGATCAATTGAATTTGCCCAATTTGCAACTTTGTCAAAAGTATAATTTGTGATACAACCAAGAATTAGATCTTTCTTCATGTCATTTTACCGTAGCACAAATGATATCGTTTGCCTGATGGCCATCGAGATAAACGATCTTATAATTTGGATTGATTGCAAAAAGAAGATCCATGATTTGCTTTTCCTGCACGAATCCCCATTCAGCTGATCCAAGCAAACGACGATCATCGATCATGATTGTGTGCGTGTCAATAGATGACTTTTCACGATACATTTCTGAACCGTTTTCAGTAAAACGCAATTTCTTTTTTCCATAGATCGACTCAAGTTCCAGAACAAGAGGACACGGAGCATAACGACCGCCCTGAAGTGGACCGCTTGCATGAGCGTCAAGCCAAAATGTGGCTGGCTCTACTAGTTGATCTGCAATTTGAGGAATTATATCTACAGAGTCACCAAACCACAATTTTACGTTTGAATTATCCTTGAAACGAGCGTGACATTTGTCAAACATATCTTGATCAACTTCAATTGTATGAACAAGATCAAATCCCGCATCAAGAGCAAGCTGAACTGTATCACCAAGATAAGTCCCAGTCTCTACAAAGATTTTGCCCGAACCATATTTTTGCATATACTCAATTTTAATGTTGCTCATGATTTTCTCCAAGGATAATTACCATTATATTTTTGCTCATTAATCTTGTTGCCATGAATGAAAAATTCAGGCGATGCGGAATTAGGATTGCCATCCAATCTATAATTCAATGTATATGCTCCGCTCGTATCAAATGGAGCAAGATCTTTTATTGTGTTGAAAAAGCGTCTATCTCCGGCGTAGCCAGAATGCCACACCGAAGCAACGCGAATTAGAAACTCACGACGAAACGCATATGCACTAGTATCAACATGATAGTGCATGCCATTCCACACAGGATATTTTCCTAGATTTTCGCAATCGTCGCGACACAAGAAATTATCATCTTTGTCATATATGTTTCTTAGACTATACGCCCATGCTAGATTGCTAGCTTGTAATGTCTTTACAAGCTTTTCAACATGATCGGGTTCAAACCAATTATCCTGATCAAGAAATAGCACGATGTCTTCGTTAACAAGATGGGAGAAGCCCGCATATATGCGATGACCATAGAATCCATCGGCGCCAGTATTGTGCTTTAAATATACGACATCTTTTGGTGGCACATATGGATCGCTATTTACGAATAGATCATCAAATCTTGGTTTGAATTTATTTCCATCAACAACAAGAAGATAACTTGTGTTTTCATATGTTTGATTTTCTACGCTCTTGATTGCCCGCAGAACTTTGTTGTCACCTGTAGTTGGAATAATAACTACAACCTTCATTAGAAGGCGCTCATGGGAAATGGAGCAATCACACCCCAATGATTATCCATGCGAATAGGATATTTGCCATATAGTCTTGGCTGATGAAGCTTGCCATCACGGTATAGTTCAAGCAATACTTTCTGACAAGCGTCAAGATCTAGATCAGCCCATGATCTATAATCAGATTTTGGTAGTGAATGATAGCCACGAGAAACTTCGGCAATGTGTTGCTCATTCTCAATCATTGTGCGGCCAATGACGACTTCAATTGCTAAAATATTCACACGCTTCTTTACGATATCGCGCACACAGCGAGAGACTGAATAGCCAATATATCTCATAATATAATCTCCCAATTATCAAGCAAGTATATCAAATTACTTTCGATAAATCAAGTCTTTTTTGACAATACTATTTAGTCTGCTTGTAATATGATCTACTGCAACTTCAGGATCACATGTCCCGCACATGAATACATCGATTGCCGCGTAGTTTTTTTCTGGCCATGTGTGAATGCTGATATGACTCTCTGCAAGAACGATTACACCAGTAAGACCATATCCATCACCAAAGTGATGAAAGTGATCGCTTAGTACTGTTGCACCAGACTTCTTGGCTCCATCAATTAGGATTTCTTTCCAAAAATCAATTGAGCCAAGAAGTTCCGCAGATACATCATGCAAATCAGCAATAACATGCCGACCCATGTATGATACAGTCATCTCTCATGCCTGACGTTCAATGTAGTTGACTGTGATCTGTCGTGGATTGAAGAATTGAATGATCTGATCTCTTACCACATCACGATCATAGGGCTTGCAGGAAAACACATCAATGTATGCGTCACCTGTATCATTGCAGAAATGAGCACAGATATTACTTGTTTCGATGAGTTGAACGAGAGTAAATCCAGCTTTATTTCCCTCGCCAAAATGAACAATCTGGGGTTCTCCAAAGGCTTTCATATCAATAGCATTCACAAGACTCTTTGCAAAATTATAAACATTATCATAACTCTTGATTAATTCAATATCGCAGGCGCGACAATCAAGCATTGCGTGATAACCCCAGTATTGTTCCATCAAAGTATCCTTTCTAGAAGAAAGTCACCGTGAGTACAATACCCACGGTGACTGGTTAGATGTTAAGATTAAGTGAGATTATTTAGTCAGAAATTATTTTGAAGCGAGAACTTTTTCGGTTGTAAAGTTCTTGTCGTTCAGAAGAATCTTGCGAGGCTTCTTATTTTCCGGAATCACATTTTCAAGTTCAATCACAAGCATTCCGTCAACAAGATCAGCGGACTTTACTACTACCGTGTCAGCGAGAGTAAATACACGGGTAAAATTACGAAGAGCAATGCCACGATGGTAATAAGTTTTGCCGTTGTCCTCATCTTTCTTTGCGTTCCCTTGAACTGTTAGTTTGTTGTCTTCCAAGGTAATGTCGATTTCTTCTCTCTTGAAACCAGCAACTGCTAGCTCAATCACATACTTATCTTCGCTAATCTTTGCGATATTGTATGGTGGAAATGACGTTAGAACCTTGTCGGGAATATTTAGTGCTTCGTCCAGGGTAGATAGAAGTCTATCAAACCCAACAGTTGATGGAAGCAGATTACGTCCGTATGCGAATGTCATGTTTAACTCCTTTTAAGCAAGTTGAAAACATACTAGCCCAGTATGGCTCTAGTATGTGTATTATATAGTATTTGCTGACGGTTTGTCAAGGGCTTTCGTGCCCGTAGAACCGAATCCACCTTTGCGATTTGTATTATCGCGCGTCGGTCTTTCCTTAATCTCCTCGAAAGAGGCTCTATTGTTCTTTACAAGTTCACCTTGACAAATTCTGCTTAGATTAGGGATGTTGATATTTCTTGAAGAAAGATTCGTTAGCATGACAAATGTTTCTTCCATATAATCCGAATCAATGACACCCTGTGCATTTGCAAGTGTCAATCCCTCTTTCAAAGAAAGACCAGAACGAGGATGAATGCGAATAGAGTATTCTTTAGGAATGTCAAAAATAAGTCCAGTTGGTGCAAGAACTCTATCTTTTGGACATAATAGAACGCCACCATCAGTAGTCAATAGTCTTGTAAACTCTTTACCCGACTCATCATAACCTTTGAATGCCATCTTTCCATATGTGCATAGGGAGATGTCAAAACAAGCGGCATCTGTTGTTGAATATACAGGTGCTTGTGCTTCGGGATGTAGCTTGTGGAATTTCAATTTGATTGCCATAACAAAATCTCCATGATTTATTCAGTTTCAATTTTCTTTTTACCAATATTATACTTTGCTACTAGTTGCCAATCGTTCTTGTCCTTGAATGCCAATATCTTGATTTGATTTAGTGGGCAAATAGGTTCTGCTGTTTTCTCCGGCTTGACTAGAGCAATTAGCTCCCACTCAGCAAGAAGATTGGCGATTGAATTACGTCTACCTATATCGCTTTCTGAAAAGTTAGTTGGTTTACCGTCAAGTGCAAACAATTCCTTGAAATGTGCGATATAGTATTTTCCCTGCTTGTGAAGAATGTGACAAGACTGATAGAGTGTCTGATCTTTCTTTGAAGCTACGCCAATTCTAGTCAATGTTTCTTTGACTTTAAGGAAGTCATCACGCTCTTTTAGCGTCACCTCCACCATGTCTTCTACGCTCCACATTACCCACTCCACCTTTTTTTGTTATAGTTATTATATGATCAACCTGATCAGAGGAGAGGATTCGCATTGCTTCTAGTGCTTTTGCGCTTGAACACTGGTAGTACTCTTTGATAGCATCCAGAATATCATTCTTCTCTTTCTTGACCCACGGCTGAAACTTGCGTTTCATAGATCTAATACTATTTAGATAATATTGGAATTGTAGCTTTTCGTCCAAACCGTGTCTCAAGTTCATTTCATTGGCATGTAATATAGAATCAACGTGATATGATAGCGCACGATTGACCACAAATGCATTATACGATTTCTCAAAGTCTGGCTCATTCGATAGATCCTTCTTCGTCTTTTGAATTGCGGGCAATATATCCTTGAATAGATCCATTTCAATTTCTCTTTCGCGGGGCTTCATCAACAAAGAAATCTTCAAGATTGTCTTGTATCTGTCTTCTTCTAATTTGACAATAAGAATTTTCTCTTCTTTGTTTGTTGCCAATATTTACCTTGTGTTCGGAATTTAGAACAGGAATTTGTTCAAACTGTTTTGTATATGCAAAAATAATATTACTTTCCATAGCTTTCAACCATGCTCTAATTTCATAGTTCATTATTGTTTTTTGAGGACGCATGACACATAGTGCAATCTTATCTACGTTTTTCACATCATATAGTTCATGATAAAGTTTGTAAATCTTAGATTGATTTGAACCCTTCATATTAACATGTTTGATATGTGTGCTTATTCTCTTGTGAAGAATACTTTGCGACCAATAAGAATTGATTGCACCATTACTCTTTCTATCATGATAGAAATCCACATAAGATTCTGATTTTCCAGCCATTCCAAAATAAATGGTTTCTTCAATCTTATGAGGCCATTGATCATTACTTGGCAATGACTTCATTGGTTTAGTGAATGCGTATATTCCATATGGAACATTTACAATCTTTTTGATTTCTTTTCGAGTCATGAACATCCAAGATAGTATCTTTAGTTCAGACTGAACAATATCATCAGGATTAAAAATATTCATTTGAACGAACACTCCATCATGATCGTGGTCAAACACGCAACCATATTGATTTCCTGATCCGCAACAAATGCCGACTTATATTGATAATCGGCAAGAATTACGACAGCCTGAGGAATAGACTGTGGTTGTAGAATATCATATAATGAGTCATAGATCAAACGGAAAATCTTCACTTGATCTGCATCATTATTCACACCCACCCACTTACGCATGGATGTAAAGTCTTTTTCCTTGAGATGCGAGACAAGATCCTTGAGATTGACATCAGCAACTTGTGCTAATACACCCGTGTCGATTTCACCCTTTACCGAATATCTCTGTAGCTCATTCAATACACGACGATAGTCAGGAAAGTGCTTTTGTATGATTTGAACAAGAACGGTATTATCATACTTTACTTTTTCGATATCGAGGATGTGCTGGATTCTCTTTAGAAATCCAGCAGCCATCTTGACCTTGTTTCCGTTCTTGATCTTGAATTCAATCACAGAGCAGCGTGAATGAATCGCATCAATCAATCGCGCCTTGTAATTGCAAGTAAAGATGAAAGAGCAGTTTGCCGAAAACTCTTCGATTGCTGCTCTCATTGCTGCCTGTGCTTCTGGCGTCAGATAGTCTGCCTCGTCAATGATAACGACTTTTCTACCACCAGAAAAACTCATTGACGAGGCATATGACTTGATCTTGGTACGAAGAACGTCAATACCACGTTCATCTGAACCATTGATCACCATGAAATCACAACCCACTTCATTGCACATGGCCTTGGCGATTGTAGTCTTACCTACGCCGGGACCACCTGTAAGAAGAAGATTCGGAATGTTCTTTTGATTCACATATTCTTGGAATGCACTCTTGATATTTTCGGGAAGAATGCAATCAGAAACCTTCTGTGGTCGATACTTCTCGGTCCACAGAAATTGATCATTATTTACCATTACAAATCTCCTTTTTACTTCACACCAGTATAACTACTAATTGAACACATTGCAAGAATTAAAGGAACAACGACGATCCAGAAGAATATAACAAGAGGCTTTCTCTGCTCTCTCGCCAATCTTCTTCGTTCTTCTTTTAGTTTTTCTTCTTCAAGTCTAATACGTTCTTGTTCTTGTCTAAACAATTGTAGTTTTCCGTAACAATCCGCACAAAACCAGACCGTACGATGTCTATAATGCGTTCTACTTGAACTATAACTTCTATTTGAAGATCTATAGTTTCCGGTTGTCCAAGAATTTGAGCTACTTGATCCTCCACCCTCGCCTTCCCAGCCGCCCGTTTCTTCTGTTACTTGCTCACAAAAAGCCTCGTTTTTTGGAACTCTAACATAACAAAGTTCACAAGCACATGTTGCATATCTTTTGCGAGCCATAGAAGATTATTTCTTGCTTGTAACAGTCTCGTATGCGCTCTCGAAATCGCGGTTCTCTTGAGTGTCCATTTCGAAAGATCTATTGTAGTGTGTCTTTGCAAGACGGCGAAGAAGTCTCTTCGGAAAGCCAATTTCCTCGTGCAACTTGTTTACCGTTTCCTTGACAAGATCACGTTCAGCAGCAACACGGGTCATGCTATCGTTTAGCACCTCAATAGCGTCAGCAACCTTTCTGATTTCTTCTGGCGACATTGCAGGAACGCCACTATTGTTACCAATTGTTGACATATTATCACTCCTTCATCTTTTCAGTTGCAATCCAATACTTGATTGGAATATTCTTGCCGGTGAAAGTCACGATTCCCTTTGTTGCAGCTACAGTATAATTGGTCGAGATCAACTTGATGTTCTCGGTACGAAGAACAAACTTGAAGCTTTCGCCATTACCCTTAGCGATCTGCAACTTCTGTGTATGTGACGAGTCATTCGTAGCGTCAAATGTAGTGATATTAATTGCATCACCATCACTCTCAATGCTCATGTTTGGTTGCTGAAGAATTGCAACGCAACGAGAAATCCATGATAGATCATTTTCATCCAGATCAAAAGTAGCAATTGCACTAGGTACAGTCAGCTTCTTATCTGGTGGACATACGATCATGGATGCATCTGTATAACGATAGGTTATCGTTGAACGTCCATTGTGACCCGACAATGTCAGATGCTTGTCATAGAAAGACAATTCTGGATCATCCTTGCTGAGTGAAAGAACACTCAGGAAATTTGGAAGATCATAGATACCAAAGTCATTTGGAAACGATTCCTTGACCGTGGCTTCTACTAGAATGTTTTTCTGAGGCGAAATTGTTGAAATTGTGTCGCCCTTCTTGAAGAAAATCCCCTGATTGATTTGGGAGAAGTTCTTTAGAATGTTGATTGTATCCTGAGAAATTTTCATAATAAACTCCTTCAATGTATGAAGACAATAGTATCACATTAGTTTGGTGGAGTCAAGCACTCCAACATCAATTCAATCTCTTCTTCTAGATTTTCCTTTGTTCCATTGTTACTAATGGTATAATCAGTCTTATATCCCATCCACGCCCATTCTGAATAATGAACATCTGGTTTTATTCCAGAATCACCATTATTATACATTGTTGCATGAATATACCATTCTGGTATTGCGCCTCTTTGTATTTCTACAATCTTGCCGCCCATCTTGTGAATGGAGTCAATTTCGTTTGGAAATCTTACATCTGTGATTACATAATCACGATTTAGTTTTATTCTTTTTTCCAAACAAGCAACCCAGAAATCTGTATGAATGCAATCGCGCATACATTCAGTTCCTATTATTTGTAGAATGTATCTTGGTGTTATATCTTTACCAAACCTTTCAGACCACCATGGATCTTTACTTTCGCGAAACTCCCTAGACTCTTGTGTATCGCCTTCCAATAAATGACGAGGCCAGCCAAATAGACTTGCGGTAATGTCCTTAAGAGGAGCAGCGAAAGATTCGGTGAAGAATCCTCGCTGCGCCAATATTTCACCCGCAGTACCTTTGCCTGAGCCAATGGTACCAACGAATCCTATGATCATATGCGTCCTGTATACTGAGCAATCTTAGATAGGTCGCCAGTAAACGCAAATGTTCCGACATGTTGTGTCTTCATCCAAGGACACAGCCAAATCTTGATACCGATCTTGCGAGACATCTGACAGAAGAAATAATCTTCCGACAAATATCTCTCCGATGATCCTGGTGCATTTGGACCACGATCAATGATCGTATCAAAATACGCATGAATGTAGCGAGATCCGTCAAAGTGCTTTTGACCGACATGATCTGGCTTATAGCGATATTCTGGGAATGCGTCTTCAAATTTCTTGAAGACTTCACGCTTGATCATCATGAAACCTGTACCGATTTCCATGACTTCAAGAGGTTCAGTAATTGAAAACTGCTTTGTTCCGGCTACTGGATTGAAAACGAATTCGCCAATCAATCCATCAAGTTCGCCCGGAGAAATATCAGGCTTGTTCTTAACGGCCTGTGCGACATTACCCCAATTAATCGACTTCTTGGGATATGGTCCACCAATAATTTCTTTATCTAGAGCAAGAAGAGTTACAACATCTTGTGGATTGAAATGAATGTCAGAATCCAAAAACAAGAGATGCGTAAATCCTTCATTACGAAGAAATTCATCAGTAAGATAATTTCTTGCGCGCGTAATCAAAGACTCATTGAATAGAAATGAAAACTTGGCTTCAACGCCATATTGATTTAGAATAGCTTGTAGATCCAAGCAGGACTTCATGTAAAGTCCATTTGCCATACCACCGTACATTGGTGTGGCGATAAACAATTTTCTTTTTCTTAGTTCGTCAACTGATATAGAAATTTCCATAGTATACTCCACTCAAAAAGATAATTACTAAACCATACTCCTATTTAGTTAGCAAATATAAAGAAGGGGAAGATTTCTCTTCCCCTTCAATAGGCTCAACCTATACTAGACTCAGGCAGAACGACGAGTCTTGGTCTTGCGAGCAGCAGCCTTCATGGCCTTGGTAGGAGTACCAAGACGATAAACGCGAACAGTGCTGCCATCGCCACGACGCTTCAGGTTCGTGTAGATTGCGTGACCGTCCTGACGCAGCTCATGAATGCGCTGCGCAACGTTCTTGATACCAAAACGATTGCGACCCTGTGCAACCGAAAAAGTATTGTACGATGAGTTGCCCTTCAGAACCGAAAGCATACGAGCCTTAGCAGAAATCTTAGCCATATATAACACTCCATAACAAAAGGTTGCATCGAAAAAACGGAGCGGCGAGCAACCAAATACGCCGCTCCATTATTCAGTATTATATCAATACCGAATTGGTTTGTCAAGCATTAAAACACAATCTCGTTAGCCTGCTTGATCTTATCTTCAAGAGATACGTCCGTCGTTGCGGTAGACGTTTCCGTATTAGCAACAACAGGAGCATTAGCCTCTGCATCAATCTTTGTATACAGATCCATGAACGAAGTCTTGGTGTCAACATCAAAACGATTCAGACACAGACGAATTGCCTTCATGCGATCACGACTGAAGATCTTGTATGCATCGCAAATATGCACAAGACGACGAGTGGAAATAATCTCGGTCGTGCCGCCATCGTAATAGGTACGACGAATTGCATCTGCCCACTTGATAAGCAGCTCAACAAAGGTCTTGTCATCCTCCGTACGATCCAGAAGATTATGTAGAATCTTCTTCTCGGTTACTGCAGGCGGATACTCCTGCTCCATCGTGATAGAGAAACGTTCCAGAAACGCCTCGTTCATGACGTTAGTGCCGATGAAGCGGCCATCGTCAGAACCACGACCCTTGGTATTTGCAGTAGCGATTACCGTAAAACCGCGAGCAGGCTGAACCAGCTTGTTGATCTTCTTGATGAAGACCGACTTGCCTTCCAGCACGGGCTGAAGACACATAAGCTTGATAGTGCCAAGGTCAACCTCGTCCAGAAGAAGAACCGCACCACGCTCCATCGCCATCACAACGGGACCATTATGCCACACAGTCTGACCATCGACAAGACGGAAACCACCAATCAGGTCGTCCTCGTCAGTCTCAGCCGTGATGTTCACGCGAACCATCTCGCGGCGAGCCTTGGCACAAGCCTGCTCGACCATCATGGTCTTGCCATTGCCAGACAGACCAGTGATATAGACTGGATAGAACATCTTGGATGAGATGATCGACTCAACATCCGAGAAGTTACCAAAGGGAACGTAATTCTTATTGGGAGTCGGAATCAAAGACTCCGAGATGTTTGTACCAATGGTCTGAAGATTCATTGTAGTTGCCTGTGGCATAGGAGTTTCCGAAACAGGAAGCATAGGAGTTTCTACAGCACCAATACTGGGAAGCTTGTAGACACCGCGAGAGTGACGATACTGATCGTCAATCGCGATCCACCTAGGCCACTTGAAGTTATGAGCGCGGCAAAGTTCCTTGGCATCCTTGCGAGAAATGGTAGTCATATACCCGTTCTGGTTAGCCAGTTGAATGAAAGCAATCTGCTTTTCCGTAAGCGACATATTTTCCTCTATCAAGTTATAATTTAGTATACGATATATAATTGGTATAATCAAGCACTAATTTTCTCAATGAACCGAGAAAGAACAATACGATTGTCCAACTTGTTCTTGGAATACTTGGCAAAGACCTTCGCAATGCTCTTTGCTGTAGTTGCCTTACCAAGATTAAGTTCGGTGGTCTGAATGTTCATCTCCTCAGCCTTGAGAATATAGTACACAGAATAACCACGATTGGTAACTTCAATGTACTTGTTCTTTACATAGTCCTTATACAGCTTCTCGACCTGATTTGGATCTGCTGAATACTGTGAGAAAGACATGGAATTCACTCGACCGGAATTTATATAGTATCCAATCACATTCGTTCCAGTTCTCTCACGCAGACGATTCAAGAAGATTGCCGTTGTGGCAGAATTATCCCACAGATTATCAACAACAGCTTCGCTCTTGGTAACGGTATCACGAAGAACCACATCTTGAGTATATGGATTATAGCCCTTGTTCCTAACCTCAATACTGTCTGTATCCTCGCCATCGGTAAGAATGACGGTGTTGACGATCTGAAGCTTATGCTTCGCACGAAAAGCATTGACAATGCTTGTCGCACAAACAATAGTCGCATCCAAAGGAGTAGAACCGAAAGTAAACGGCCTGATATCTACAGCAGCATTCATTTTCCTAAAGAACTTGCATAGCATCAGAAGATTACCGATAGCCTGATTGAACTCGCCTTCCTTCATCCTTGAAGACAGCAACTGAAGCAGAGACAAGCTTGAATTGATAAGCAAATCACCATCCTTGTATGAATGCTGACGTGCTTCGATTGCACTGATCTCTTCGGCAGACATATTCTTATGTCCATATACATTTGAAAATGCATAAACGTCAAACGGAATCTGAACACGCTTGCAGAACATGACCATATTTACAAGCTGCTCAATCAATCCAGAAATTGAAGTTGTCATCGATCCAGACCAATCAATGAACATTACAAGTCCATGATTCTTTCCGGTAGGCACATTGGTGATGCGCTTGAATAGGTCATCATTATACTTGTAGGTGTGCAGCTTGTTGGTATTAATCACACCAGTCTTGGAAATTGACGAGCGAGAATAGGTATCAGCCGCCTTTCGCATCTCAAATTCCTTGACCATGTATGAAATTACCGCAGCGTTCTCCGAACGGAACTTGATGCACTCTGCAAGAACCTGCTCCTTGGTATGACCAGGAATAAATCCATATATGTCGCCGCGACGAGCCACCTCAGAAAGACCGACGAAGCCATTGCCGCCATCATGAACCTGCTTGTAGGGCACAACCCAATTATGACCGTTGACCTCGGGAATGTTTACATAAACATAGCCCTTGGCCGCTTTCCTAACGAGTTCATCCTTCTTGGATTCCCAAGACTCCTGAGTCTCGGAAGTCGGATTCTGTCTAAATCCCTCATCAAGAGGAGACTTGGTCTCCTGATCGGAAATTTCATCTTCGTCGGAAGAACTGATCTCCGAATCATCGTCTTCGGAATCAGAAGAACCCTCCTCTTCATCGTCCTTGCCGGATTCACCAGCAGAACCTTCATCCGAAGTCTTGCCGTCAGACTTGTCGGATTCATCTGAGTCATCGGAATCTTCCGAAGAAGAATCGTCAATCTCATCAGATTCTTCAACAGACTCCTCGCCAGACTTGCCTTCATACGGCATGGAAAACTCATCACTCTCATCGGGGTAGAACTCCGAATCGTCGTAATAGTTTTCCTCGTCATTCTCAGGCTGATCTTCCTTATGTTCTTTACAATAAGTATAGATTGCCTGAGCAGCCTTGACAACGTCGTCAAAGCTTTCGCAATTCTCAGCCATTTCAACCAGCTTCTTCTCAGCCGGAGTGAAGTCGATGATGATTGCAGAACCAAGCTTTAAATGAAGATTGATGCGGTCAATCAGACCATAAGACTTGATGCTACGTCCAGCGGTGCCAAAGAAATTGCGATCCAGCAGATCCTTATATCCAAGAGAGAAGGAACGACGCATACCAGGATAGCGACGACGCACAAGCTTCTCAATGCGACCATCTTCGATCACATTCAGAAACATCTTGGAACCGCGAGGGTTCTTGGCATCAATCGATTCGATGGCATTCTTTAGAATATCCGCTGACGGCGGAGTGTCAAGAGCGTGACCGACCTCGTGTCCGACAAGCGTATCATAGATGTTGCCAGTCATATTCTTCCAAATTGGAAGGACAAGAAGACGCTTCTCAACATCAAAATACGCCGTACGAACCGCACGATGCTCGACGGTCAAGTTTTCGTTTGCCATGAGACGCGCAAGCTGACTCTTGGCTTCCCTATGAATTTGGGAGTTGCTGTTTTCTGTCATCATGTGGTTAGTATACTCTGCTGTTTTGGTAAAGACAAGGACTTTTTTAGTCCACCACATATCTATATTGGAATTGCCAATTAGTCCTTGATGGCAATGAATCCAGTAAATGCATAGTTTTGCCAGAATGTATCAATTGAATTCTCGTTGAATCCTGCCTCAATGCACATATTGATCAATTCATCTCTGGTATTTGCCTTCAACATGGAACGAAGCTTCTTTTCCTTGGTCATGATATCATCATACTCAAAACTCTGACGTTTGAAGTCATAGTATGTGAAGGTTCTCATCTCCTGAATTAGGGAATGATTCGACAAAGTCTTTTCAGCAAAGATGAATGCTCCACCGGGAATTAGACTGTCATAAATTTGGTTTATGACATTTTGACGATCTTGCCTTGGCATGAATTGCAAGGTAAAGATTGATGTCACCAATGAAGTCTTGGCTGAAAATTCGACCTCGCGAACATCACCGCAGAAAAAACCAAGATTTGATGGAATGCTATTGTTTTCAGATTCTTGAAAATGGGGATAGAAATCTTCTTCGATTTCAATGCCAATATATTGGGCTTTCTGAGCAATAGTCTTGTTCTGTTCAATCATTGCCTTGAGCATCTTGCCCGTCGAACAACCAATATCGTACACAATGGTATCGTTTTCAACAAAGTACTGCGAAAGATTGATGACATCACCAATTAGATCATTGTACCCACGAATTGACTGACTAATGTGATTATCAAAGCCCTCTTCGCGCTGGGCAAAGGTAAATTTCTGTGTCATCTATTGCTCCAATCCTTGCAAATGTCCATGATACGTTTTCTTTTACGATAGTTGATCATTATATCAGGTATCAGAACAGAGTCAAACAATTTATCTATTCCAGATCCCAGTTGCAGATTGATATGCTTCTTGACACCACCAAACTGTGCAAACTCGACAAATGCTTCTACTACATGATGCTTTTGGTATGGTTGATTGAGTTCGTACCAATCTTTGCTCCAAAAGAATTCTTTTACTGCATCCGTGAGATATGGAGTTATGAATGTCTTGTTGTGTCTATCGGCAATTTTCTTGTGCCAAAGATGTCCTGCACGATGATCAATCTTGAAATAGTCTTCTCTAAACTCGTTGAATTTTTCCATCGTATGCTTATAGTGTATGTTTGCTTTCTTCGATACGCCATAGTAACCATCAGCTGCCCATCCACTCAAAACTTCGGTCTCTTCTATTTGTGGATACACATATAGAAATGGAAAACAACATTCATAGTGTGTCTTCTTTACACATTCAATTTCACGACGAAGACGCATGAAATCATTTGATACGTTGTCAGTTGGAACTTCTATTGTCTTGCATGACCAACCCATGATGTTGCATATTTCATTTGCTTTTTGTGCATCATATGTTGGTTGATCTTTTAGATGAAAAGTATACGCTGTGATCTTCTTGCCCAGCCTATGAGCGGCAAGAGCCACAGAAATGCTATCAACGCCGCCGGATAAGAGTACAGCGACGTTGACATCCTTTGAAGATTTTTCTAGTTCATCGCATAGTATTTTGTCTATCATTATATGGTTTCAAAACATTCTCATAAATGCTGCTTGCCAATGCAGCCATCATCTTGGGCGCGACCATTCGACCGATACGTTCGGCTTGTTGATCAAAATTGCCAGTAAGAACAAAGTCCTCAGGAAGACTCATGATACGCTTCAATTCCTTGATCGTGAACTTTCTATTTTCGGCATAGTGAAATACACCTGAGACAGATTTCTGTTGTCCACGTTGTGTCAACGTAGGACATGGAAGATCTGGACATGGACGAATCATGTTGAAACATGATGCCTTTGGATTCCAATCGCGGTATTCCTTGTCGGAAGGCTTTGTGTGTCTTGTAGGATTGAATGGAAGTTTCGTGATCCAATCTTTTTGAAATCCTCCCATGACATAGTCCTTGAGTTCTTGAATCTCATTTGGATCGTTTTCTACATCTTCGATAGCTTGGCGAAGCGTCACATGCTTTGTATGTGTTGGATTAGGAAACACGGTTGAATGCATATTCAGAAAGTTCAAATCTAGAGCATCACAAACATCTTCACGAATGCATACGAAAAGAGTGCGCTCTCTACCTTGCGGAACTCCAAAGTCTGCGGCATTCAAGACTTGATATGTTACTTGATAGCCAATCTTTTCAAACGAGTTGATGAACTCATACAGCTTTTCTTTAGCTTCACCAAAAGTGATACCCTTGACGTTCTCGGCAACAATTACCTTTGGCTTGATTTCTTCGGCGATGCGAATGAATTCAAGAAACAGGTTTTCAATACTCTCGACAGTCTTTCCGTCCGAGTATTTCTTTACACCCTCTTGAACTTCAATATCACCTTCTTCAATGACATTGCCTTCGTCGTCAAAATATGAATTGCGTGTATCTTTGACATATCCAGCCCAACCTTTTTCTCTCTTGCCAGCAACAGAAAATGCAGAGCATGGAGGGGATCCATCGAGTATATCAAGTTCGCCTGGCTTTAGACCAGCCGTCTCTAGAAAGTCCTTACCTGTCAATTTCTTGATGTCTCCGGGAATGATCTTTGTATCTGGAAAATTTGTCGAGTATGTCTTGATTGCTTCTTCAACGAATTCGTTGATTGCAATGATATTTCCACCCGCAAGACGATAGCCGGTGGAAGATCCACCGCCACCTGCAAATGTGGAAATGACGTTGAACAGTCTTCTCGCTGAAGACTCTTTTACATCGGCAATAGTATATTTCTGGTACATCATATCATCCCATAAAAAACGTATTATACATCAAATCAATCGGTTTCTCTATACTTATTTTTCGTTATTTCGTTCCAATATGAATCATCATCTTCCAATTTCCTTGCAATCTTATATAGTCTGATCATATGATCACTCATGTTGTCTTCGCCGTGAACATTGATTAGTCTATCGCGAAGCCAATGCAAAAAATCACTATCACTCATCATGGGATTCTCCCAATACATAAATTCACTATACAGCATTTCGCGTCATTTTGATACGCATCTTGCGTTCTTTTTCTCTCGCCATCATCAGAGTAGTTTTACCAACTCTCTCGGTAAAGCAAATGCCATCAAGATGATCATATTCGTGCTGAATGCAACGAGCGGTAAGACCGGCGAATTTATCTTCTTTCCACTCACCATTCACATGTTGATATTTGACCTTGATTTCTTGTGGACGAGAAACTTTGAAGAATAGACGTTTGAACGTCAAGCAACCTTCAAGATGATCATCTTCTCTTTGAGATCTTTCAATGATTTCTGGATTGAAGAATACCTGCTTGTTCGTATTGTCATATCCAACGACAAATACACGATAAGGTATGCCAACTTGCGGCGCAGCCAAACCAAGACCACTATGCTTGAACATCGTCTCGAAAAGAGATGACGCAAGATGAATTGGATCAATTGGCGGATTTGCAAAATCAAATGGCTTGCAAACTTGCTTCAATACTGGATCCGTAGATTTGACTAGATCATATATTTCATACGGTCTTATTGTTTGCGCCGCCGTATTGATCTTTAGCATTCCGTTTTCTATCATCTTATCCTCACTTGATATTTGCAATCAAAGCCACATCTTCTTTATTAGCCAAATAACATCTGGCACGATAGATCGTATCAAATTTATCCGGATGAGATTCTTTTGTAAATAGTACAAGATTTTCCTTCAACAATGTTCTAGCCATTTCGTTGGCTAGTTTTTCTTTCATGAGATCTTCGAAGATCTGCTTCTTGTCTATCGACATATTTTCTAACCAAAATTCTGTCACAGTATGTTGTACCGTCACAATCTTGGTTTTTACTGCATGCGTTTGAACATTGGAAGAATCATCATTATACATCATTTCACAATCCTTGAAAAATTATTGATCTTTTCAAACTTGATTATTGATCTAAACTTGTCAAACAAAATATCGCCCTTGTGACTAATAACAAAAACATTAGTATCACTACTTATGGAGTTCAAAATCTTCAACAGTTCTTCCGTGCCATTTGAGTCCAATGAGCTATCAAAGATTTCATCCAGTATCAGCAAATTCGTATTCACGCTATTCTTCATCTTGGCGATTGCTCTCCAAGTGAATAGTAGTGCCAGATCGATCTTTTGCTTTTCGCCTTCAGAAAAATTCTCATAGGCAAATTCATCACGATGTCGAGACTTGATGACCTCCTCAAAGCTTTCATTGATATTGAAATTGACATAGAACTCCATGCTGCTCAAATACTTGTTGATTAGCTTGTTCATGACTGGAAGATATTGCTTTATGATCTTGGTCTTGATACCAGTATCTTTCAGTAGAATAGAAACTTGTTCATGATGATGCTTATCATTGACCAATCTCTTCTCGTCTTCAACAAGATCATTCAGTTGCTTTTCAAGTGCTTTTAGATCATCAGTATGCGTTGTGTCTATTGTCTTGTTCTGTTCAATGGTATCAATTTCTTTTTGTAGCTTCTGGATATAACCATTGACTGCAGTAATAGTTGCATTTTTTTCCTGAGACTTGAATGTCTTGTCTTTTATCTTTTTCAACGTCTTTTGGATCTGAGCAATTTGCGTATTGATCTTCTCCAATTCATTATCTATTTCCTTAAGACCATTGCCGTATTCTGTAATCTTGTCTTGAAATGTCTGAATCTGGGTTTTCTTGAAATCTTCGCTAATTGATTGACGACATGTCGGACAATCATCATTGGTTTCATAGAAATTAATTTCGCTCTGTGCCTTCTCGGCATTGTCTTGTATCTTGACGATGAGACTGTTTAGCTTGTTGGACTTGCCAACCAGCTTCTTCTCACCAACGACTTCAGATTGAAGCTTAACGATCTCTTGATCAAGAGATGCCTTTTCTTTTTCCAAAGTAACTATTTGAGATTTGCTATTTGCAATGTCTCTTTGTGTCTTTTCAATATGAAGAGTTTTTGTATTGGCAATCTCGTTGATTAACTTTTTCGTTGATTCGATCTTGACCTTTACAACTTCCCGACGATGAGAAACGTCACTCATCTCATCCTTGATTGCTTGAAGCTTTTGCTTCAATATAACATTCATGGACGAAAATATTTGTATATCCAAAAGATCTTCTATGATTGCACGACGATCTGCAGCAGACAACTGCATGAACGGAACAAAGGTAGATGAACCAAGAACTACGATCTGGGTAAACGACTTGTAGTTCATCTTGAGAATGAACTTTTCAAGATACTCTTGGTAATCTCGCGAAGACGCATCTTGATTGACTAGTTCATTGTCACAATAGATTTCAAACTTGCCCGGCTTGATTCCGCGAAGGATCTTGTAGGATTTCTTACCTATGATGAACTCTATCTCGACAACGCAGTCTTTTTCATTGACGCTATTCAATAGTCCTGGCTTATTGATACCGCGAAATGGTTTACCAAATAGAGCGAAAGTCAACGCATCCAAGAGTGTTGACTTTCCGCTTCCATTGTTTCCTACGATTAGTGTTGTAGGAGATTTGTTTAGTGTAATCTCCGTGAAGTCATTTCCTGTAGAAAGAAAGTTTCTCCAACGAACTTTTTCAAAGAGTATCATACTTTTTCCAAATTTATTGCTTCCAGATAAAGTTCTCTGAGAATTGATTTGAGTTTATCAGCAGAATCCATTTGAAGACCATCGACATACTTATCAAGTATGGTCATGGTATCTTCACCTTCATCTATGATATCACTATCGTCCTTATTTGTCAAATCGGAAAAGTCTTCCACGATGCTTATGTCCAAAGGAGCAGCATCGATCAACTTTTGCATGAATCGCTCAAACAAGAATGGATTGGTCTTGTGCAAAACCAAAATCTTCACATATGTTCCTGTGTACTCGCTGAAATCAAGCTTTTTCAACTTATCGAAGTCCAAATCGTTCTTGTCATCATATGTAATCTTGAAGAACATTTGATATGGATTTTCAACGAATGCCAGTTCCCTTGTATCTGTATCAAACACGTGGAATCCACGCTTATCATCATAGTCTGCCCATGTCATTTGATATTGATTGCCTAGATAAACAATATGACCATCTGTAGACTTGTGGTGAAAATGACCAGAAAGAACCATTTCAAACTTGTCAAATACCGAACGATTCATTCCATCGCGACAAACATTACCGCGATCCATTTCAAATCCAGCTATCTCAAGATGACCAAATGCTACCTGTGCTCTGCTTGCCTTGATGTGGTCGAGAGTTCTTTGCTGATTTTCGACGTTAATCCAAGGTAACAGGCAAATGTCAAAATTATCAATAGAGATGTCGCAAGGTTCCTTATAAACTCGAATGGTATCACTCTGTTCAAAAAGTTCTTCAATCGCATTGATATCGTTTGTATTCTTGTATGGAACATCATGGTTTCCTACCAATACATGCAGCTTTACATTCATCTCCTTTAGACGACCAAAGAACTTGTTTCTCCAACGATTGAGGATGACATAGTTGATGAACTTGCGACGATCAACGATATCGCCAAGATGAATGACTGTGTCTATGTTGTTTTCCTTGAGATATGGAAAGAAGACATTGTCCCAGAAACGAAAAAAATAATCATCAAACGCAAGAGAATCATTTCTTGCGCCAGCATGAGTATCGTTAATGAGAGCAATCTTCACTTGGACGCTCTCTTGAAAGGAGTTACATTGCGATTGGCTTTGGCATATTCCGAATCATATTTTGCAATCTTGTCATTCATCAAATCACGAATGCGAGCAAGACGCTGACGAAAGTTGTTTCTTTTCCAAACATCTTGCGATTGATCCAACATGTTTTTCATCAAGTATTCAATCTGACTTGGTAGAGGCTCTTGTTCAGCCATTTGTATCTCCTTCGTAAAACTTTTCTATTCCTGTTTTTTTGGTAGACTTTTCTTTCTTTATCTTTCGACTCTGTTCAAAGTTTTCAATGAACTCGGCCATGTTATCATATATTTCTTGACCTTTGACAATGCTAGATTTAATCTCTGTACCCAAAAGTTCAAGATCTTCACCAGTAATGTCATCAAATATTCTTGAATTCTCCAGAGACTTGTATTTGACGTATTGTTGTTTCTTTTCTTTAGAGATTCTACGAATGAAAGCATAATACACTATTTGAGTGAAATATGCAAATGGATTCTTCGATTTCTTTGGATCAAAGTTCTCGAAATACATGAGACAATTCTCGATTGCATCGGCAATCATTTCGTCTCTATATGAGTAGTTTGCAAAGTTTGGTCTATACGATAGATGCTCGGCAATCTTCATGAAGCATTCCCCTATGTAATTTGGTATGGGAGGCTTCTCTTCCTTGTTTCGTTTTGCTTTCCTAACCGCCTTTTGATATTTGATGAGAACGGATAGGAATTCTTCGTTATTGACATAATGATTAGATGGGGCTTTTTTCATGACGATTTTCCTTGACTTTCACTTGACAAAGCGATACACTTCTAGTGTTCAGCTCAATGCAATAATCTCTTTTGATTGTTTAGTAGCTTGATGAGACTTGAATATGCATCTGATGCTTCTTCGTCTTCCTCATCATCGTGATCTGAATCCATATCACTCGCTTCATTCTTTTGAAGACACTCTTTATAGAATTCCTTAGTGCGAAGAGATGTACTTGAAATCACGATAGTCTCTTCCTTGCTAATGACAAAGGAACTAGTCTCGACAAAGTCTGATGGTACCCACTCCTGAAACGACAATAGAATACGTCCGGTAGGATCTGCATACTGTCTAATTGCCATTGGATTCTCTAGAGTGACATCATTGCCTTCAATGGAAGTATTGGAGATGATGTCAGTTCCATTCTTCAACTTTATGTAGAGTATTTCCATTTTTATACCTTGATTTCTATATTATATAGTTTGAACTCAAAACGTTCTTCAG